CGTATCATATACGATCGTCTGAAACTTAACGCCGACTTCATCCCTCATGCGCTTACTGTATGCCACATACAGTGCCTTTACCTTGTCATCCGATGACGGACAGCCCAGAGCGTTAAACGCGTACGCTTCCAACGCATCCAATGCTTTCTGATGCGTATCCCCGGTGACATCACCATTGGTTCCGCCCGTAAGCGGCACACCCGCGGCTGCTTCCAGTGTCGCATTTCCCTTAAACGTAACATAGTCATTCGCCTTCAGATCCGCAGCCTTTTCTACTGTCTGCGTGTCCATCTTCACTGTGCCAAGATATGTAACCACGTCAAATTTGCTCGGTTCGTCTACATTCGCGGTAATTGCAATTTTCAGATCATTGCCACGCGCCCCACTGCAATTTGCTGTGGCATAATCGTTCGCCGCTTTTTCGCCGCTGTTCAGCCGGTAGATATACAGCGTTTTTGCGTGCCGGAATACCTCGCGGATCGGCAGCATCTCCTCATCCGTATAATCATGCCCGAAAACACGGTAAGAAACATTCCTTACGTCTTCTGCATTGACTTTGATTACTTCGCCGTCTTTTCCCCAGTCAAGTTCCATCGGGATTGCGCACACGCCACGATCGGACAGCGTGATCCCCGCTTTGTCCGCGCTTACAAAATTGATGTAGGATCCCGGCAGCACTTTATCCTGCGAAGTCCATGTTCCACCACCTAATGCCATTCTATTTCACCTTTCCTTCCAAAAATTCACTCATTACCTGTTCCACTTCTTCCAATTCATACTCCCGGTCATCGACCAGCAGCACTCCGAGCAGATCCCTGCGGTTTCTATATTTCTTCGCCGCTAAGATCTGCGCTTTGGTATATTTCACCGGCTGTTTCTGTTTTTCCGCTTTTGCCGGATTTCTTGCCGCTCTTGGCACAATCATCACCTATCCTTTCACCCTCGGATCAACACCGACTGTCTCCATTGCTTCTCCCGGCACCTTTTTCCGGTAAAGGAAGCAATCATAATTTACAAAGAAATTCAAATTACCATCGACTACCGCTGCATGCATTTGTGTGCCGCGCATCGGATCACCGTCTACTGTGATATATTCCAGACACCATGTCATGCGCTCGGCAACCTCATTGCACTCCCGCTGTATTTCCTCTGACTTCGGGAAATACTGAATACAGCATGGATTGCTCTGAAAATATCGTTCTCCCCGGAACAGCTTCGTTGTCGGGTTGATGCACTGCGCAAAAAAACAGGGCTCTTTTAAGTCCTGCTTGATCTCTTCCATATAAATTTCGTATTCATCCCCGAACTCCGCATCCAGGGCAGCGCTGATCGCCGCTATAATTTCATTTATCATTTCATGATATCTCCAAAATACTTTTCAATCTTCTTTTCAAGGATCCCCGGTGCCATGCCTTGCAATTCCTGTTCAGATATCGTCATCATAAATCGTCCTTTTACCCAGCCTTTATGATTTGCGGTTCTGTGTCCGTACTCAACATAGCTGGCATACTCGACCGGATTTACAATCTCAATCACATAGGTGTCACCGAAATGATTTATAGGCAAGCTATCCACATATTCCTTTGCCGATTCTTTTTTTCCGCCTGTCCAACCTTTGCTTAATGTTCCACCATTTTTCCCAGATGGATTAACTTTCTTCGTATATGTCTCGCCTTTTTTATGATATTTTGAATCCCTCTTCGCGGTCACAACCACTTCCTTATGATAGTCCCCTACTGGCGTACGCTTTACAACCAACCTTAGCAACCTTGCAGCAAGTTCCTTTGCACATGACTGCACAAACTGATCTGTGTTTGCATCCAGTCTTTCTAATTGCTTTTGCAGTTTCTTCATATCACTTGCATTAAACTTTCCCATCCTTGCCATTATGCATACCTCTCCGCTAATTTCAGCACGATTTCCTGATGTGTCGGATAGACTGCTGCCACACCGCTACATTCAAAAGTTCGTACCACGCCAGCCTGTGTCACCGTGATCTTGGCTCCCGGTTTGATCTGTACATCCGGGGATAAAAACAGCTTTGTGACCTGTGCGGTCTTTGCCGCCGATTCCGTCTGATCCACCGCACTGACGCTGGAATACGACAGTCGGCACGGTTCATCTTCCAGTACCGCAACCTCTTTTCCCGTGGTAATCTTTGTTTTGGGATCCTTTACTTTCTGACGCTCCATAACGGTACATCTGCCATCGTATGTGGCTTCCTGCGCTTTCCTTGCAAGTGCCTGCGCCTGTTTGATTGCATCCGCGATCATTTCCATGCCACCTTTCTGTATCGGTTCAATGAGGACTTATAATTTTTCAGCACTGTGTCCTTGAAATTATCATCCACATACTGCCGGAATGATGTAGATGTATCACCCTCGGAAATAGAGGAAACCGAACCAACGGCTCCCGTCTCACTCCCGATATTTTCATTCCGATACAGATCCATCGCCATGCGGTAGCCGGTGTTCACCAGTCCAGCCGGCATTTCCTCCACATGGCAATAGTTCTTGATGGTTTCCTCCACGTCCGCAATGACAAATTCAAGCACCGGATCCTTAGAATCATCCTCAATTCCAAGGAGTGCCTTTAACTTTGCCAGCTCCATAGGCTACCCGATCTTGTGCTTGATCGCTACGATTCTAAGCTGCTTTGGCTCGTATACCGGATTCCAGTTCTCTGCCATTGCAAGCTCTGCTCTCGTTGGTGTCTCCACATGTTCACGCTTTGCTCCGGTGTATGCGATTCCTCTCGGATGCAGGATAAACGCTCTACGGTTAATCAGATAATCAATACCACCACCGGTCTGTTTGTCACGATCAACCTCTGTTGCTACATGACCGACCGGAGAACCATTTCCATATGCGATTGCTCCATTTCCAAACAGATATGTGGTATACACACCATTTTTAGCATCCACCGGGCAACCATCATCCACGGTCACACGTCTGCCCTGGTAGGTGTCAAACTCAACATCTGTAGAATCACGCTCGGTCTCGATCAGGTTCAGTTTTTTCAGATAGGACTTGGTCGCAGAGTGCATTGCTACGCCAGATAACTGCGCCTGTGCATCACCAAGAAGCTGGCAAGCATCGATAAATGCAGATGCACTGATCTGCTTTGCGGCATCCGTCTTTCCAATAGTCAGATCAAGGATATGATCCGCCATTCTGGTCTCTGCCGCCGGTGTTCCGCTATCTCCTGCGGTAGTGGTTCCAAACACACCGGACAGGATCGCGATCAACTCTTTCTGCATATCTCTCGCCCAGTAACCAGCTACCAGATCACCGATCGCTTTCATCGGATCTGCTCCTGCCAGTGCTGCAGAAAGATTACTGGCTCCCCACATATTCTGACGGAGGATGGTTGTAGATACATCCTTGTTGGAGCCAATTTTCTTCGGTGTCATTTTTACGTCTTCAAGGATTGCTTCGGATTCTCCCTGTAAATCCTCAAAAAACGGCATGTTGTGTGTTCTTGCCGCTTCGGATGCAAGCGTATCAAATTCCGGGCTGTTTACCACAATCCCCGACTGGAAAAACGCGGACAACTCCATTGTTCTGTTGATTACATACCGGTTAAACAGCTCCGGTACGATCACATCTGCAATTTTTGTAATTGCCATAAATAGTTACCTCTCTTTCTAAATTGTTACTCCGGCGGCTGCGGCCATTGCCTTCGCCTGTTCCGGATTGGATTTTAAAAGTTCACCCTGTTTGGTCAGATTGAATGTTTCTTTTGCAAACGGATTCTCGGTACCACTTCCCCCAGTGCCACCCTGCGGATGATACGGCGGTTTCTGCTCCTGTTTGAACAAATGCGCCATCGCCTTATCTTCCTTATATGGTTTTACCGCTTCCTCTACCCCGACCGGCTTGCCCTCTTTGTCAAAGGTAAACTTATCAAGCCCACCTGCTTTGTAGATCAGATAGTCCGGATCAAGCACTCCCTGTTTTGTGAGGGAATCTTTCAGTGCATAGGTCTTTGAGATCTGGTCATTGGCTGTCTGCTGATCTTTTAACTTCGTCTGCAGATCCGCAATGGTGTTCTGTAATGTCTCATTGTCTGCATTGTTCTTTTTCAGATCCCCGATTGTAGTATTAAGCGTTTTGATCTGACCGGCAAGATTCTCTTTTTCTGCCACGGCGGTATCATACTTACCTTTGTCAACATACTGACCAGATCCAAGGTCTGCGATTTTCACCTGCTTCTCCTTATTCTCCGGCTTTCCGTTATGAGCATTGACAGCATCTGCCACCTGCTTATAGAGGTCTTCGCCTAAAATGTCTTTTAAAAATTCCATAATTTCCTTTCCTGCACCGTTTTTAAGCGTGGTGTCTCCACGGCAGTATGCAGTTTTGATGCCATGCATAAGGGCAAATTGCCGCAGTTTAAACGTCATAAGGCTTTCGGACAATATAAAAACAGGACTGCTGCTTACAATCCTGTTTCTATCGTTTTACATTTTGTGGTTGCACCGGTGCAACTTTTGATTTTGGGGTATAAAAATACCACCTAACCGTTATTGGCTGGTGGTGTTTACAATTCTACATCTCAAGCATTTTCCGGATCAGTT